AATTAACTAAAAGTAATAAATCTAACGAAAACCTAGAGGATATAATCCAAAAACGAGATATACCTTTCGAGTCAAAACAACCATTTCAAGAAATACAAAATAAAATTGAATATAGTTTTAAACATTTGAAACGATACAATGAGTTAGCTCGTGAAATCAAACGACTGGCTAATAAAATTACTTTTTTTGATAACACAGATGAGTTTCATGAAAGTATGAATTTAAAACGACAAAAGAAAAAACTAGAAACTGAATTACTCGAGTTGGACGATCATATTCATTCAGAAAAAGTTTATATATCGGACACTGAACAAAATGAGTTCAATAATAAGAATAGAAAAGAAAAAGAAATAATTTCTGAAAAGGCACGAGAAGCTTATACAGACTTTGTGAAAAAATCTGAACAACTTGCTGATTCGTATAAAAAATTAGTAGAACTTAGAAATGAGTATGAATATAGAGAGAACCAAGGGTCATATGTAAATTCTAATATAGAAAATCTTAGAGGAGATTTAACTACTGCGCGTAAAAGTTTATTCAATAACAGATTAGGCGCATTTAATGTTAATCCTATTGGAAGATCTATTGATCCTAAATCCATGGTGCAAAATGTTGTAATTAAACATTTGTGGGATGTCGAAGATAAAGAGCGAAATAAATAGCAGTTATTAACGAGTATATATTAATGGAATAGGAGGTGAGGATATGAACTATGGGGAAAATCGAGAATATAAATCTATGGGACGTGGAGAAGTACGAAAAAGTAATGAGATATTAAGCGAAATGGAATTAAGATATTTAGAAAAAGAACTTCGTGAATTACAACTTAAAGAGTTTAAAGCAAAAACACATCTTCCTTAAATCTTCTTTGGTTAGGAAGCTTTATAATGAAAAATAAGCATGCTTCTTTAACTAAAAACAACTATCTATATAGGCTCAACCATAATTTTGAATTTATGGTATGAGTCTCTTTCTTATTTCAGTAATAAAAATTAAAAATTAAAAATAAAAATACATTTTGAAAGGTAGGTGAGGAAATGGCAGAAGATATTAGAAGTATGCGAATAGAATTGTCTATGCGAGACATGGGTGTTGAAAGAACGGTTGGTCAAATCAAGCAAGCGTTTAGAACCATGAAATCAGAGGTTTCAAATGCTACAAGAATGTTCGATAGAGCAGAAAAATCTACAAGTGATTACTGGTATCAACTTAAAAACTTAAAGACTGCACAAGCTAACTATAAGAATGAATTAAAAGCAGCTACTAGGCAAGAAGCTAAGATGGTTGAACAACATGGTCAAAATAGTACACAAGCATTGAAAGCTAGTGAAGCAGTTGCACAGTTAAAGGAACAAATTGATTACACTGGTCGACAAATTAAAACAACAACATCTGAAATGGAACAGTTTAAAGTTGCTCAAAGAGTTGACAGAACACCATGGGCGAAGATGGGTAAGAATATTCAAGGTATTGGCACGCAATTGGGTACAATCTCACAAAAGACTGGTCAAGTTGGTATGTCTTTGACTAAGAATATCACACGTCCAGCTGGTATAGCAGCAGCGGCAGTTGGTGGTATTGCACTTGCAAAAGGTTGGGCAAGACTTGTTGAGATTGACAATGCGAAAGCAAAGTTATCGGCACTTGGTAATAGTGGGAAACAAGTTGAAACAATTATGACTAACGCAAACACCGCTGTTAAAGGTACTTCATTCGGTATGGGTGAAGCTGCTACAACGGCTGCAAATGCAGTTGCTGCAGGTATAAAGCCTGGTAAAGAGCTTACGCAATACCTTACAAATACTGGTGACGCGGCGGCAATAGCTGGTGTTGGTATGGATGAAATGGGAAGGATCTTAAACAAGGTTCAAACATCTAACAAAGCATACAACGGTGAACTTCAAGAATTATCAGATCGTGGTTTACCAGTATACCAATGGTTAGCAAAAGAAGCGGGCATTGCAGAAAGTGAAGTTGCAGACTTTGCTGCTAGTGGTCAAGTAACAAGTAAGATGTTACAAGACGCTATTGAAAACAATATCGGTGGAGCGGCTAAGAAAATGGGTGAGAAATCATTCACCGCATCACTTGCCAATATGTGGGCAGCTCTTGGTCGTGTAGGTGCTGGTTTCCTTGATGCTGGTGGTAAAGGTGGCGGTTTCTTTAGTAAGATGAAACCGATAATGAATAACCTTACTACTATGTTCGATGGTATGCAAGGCACTGCAGAGCGTTGGGGAGTTGCGCTTGGCGCATCTTTAAACGCGGTGTTAAGTGCTGGTGTTAAAGTTAAACAGTTTTACGATGGTTTACCAGGACCAATACAAAGTGTTATTAAAAACACAATGTTATGGGGTTCATTGACGCTAGTTGCTATTGGACCAATGTTGTTAGCGTTTAGTAAGTTGACTGGTGCGTTGTCATTTGTATTCGGACCATTCGGCAGATTTCTATCAGTAATTGGTCAGGTAGCAGTTGCTAGTAAAGCTGCTGGTGGAATTATTGCAGGTATCACTACACTGTTTCCTAAATTGGGAATGGCACTGACACTTGCTACTGGTCCAGTTGGTTTGACAATAGCGGCAATTGTTGCACTTGGCGCAGCTTTTGTTATAGCTTATAAGAAATCTGAAACGTTTAGAAATATAGTGAACGGTGCTGTTTCGGGAGTCGTAACTGCGTTCAAATGGTTGTGGTCAGGAATTATGACTGTGCTAACACCAGTTGGAAATGCGATTGCTTCCTTTGGTCGTCAATTGGCTAAAACTTTCGGTCAATTTTGGGCAGAGAATGGTCCTCAATTTATGCAAGCGCTAGCAAATATAAAAACTGGGTTCTCTGTAATGTGGCAAATAATTCGACCAATAATTATGGGAATTGGTTCAATTTTCAAATCTGTGTTTGGTGCAATCGTTGCTACAGCACAATTTTTCATGCCAGTTTTCCAAGGAATTTTTCGTGTTGGTTTTGCTCTCGTCAAATATATAATAGTATCAACTTGGCAGGCTATCAAGGGAGTAATAAATGGCGCGCTAAATATTATCATGGGAATCGCTAAAGTTTTCATAGGTCTATTTACTGGAGATTTTAGAAAAATGGGTGAAGGATTAAAACAAATTTTCTTCGGTGCGCTACAATTTATTTGGAATTTAGTTCAACTTTGGTTTGTAGGTAAAATATTCGGTGTGTTCAAGTTAGGTCTTGGATTAATCAAGAATATTGTTAAGGGTTCACTTGGTTCCGTGAGAGGTACGTTTTCAAATATACTAAACTCGATCTGGGGCATAGTCAAGAAAATATTTGGTTGGATTTCTAATTTTATGCGAAATATTTTTGGCAATATTTGGAAATTTACCAAGGCAATTTGGTCGAATATCAAACTAGCGATTACTAATCCTACAGCTTTAATCAGAAAAATAATACCTCAAACTTTCCGAATAATGTCCAATGTAATTCGAGCGATTTTTTCGGGATTGAGAAAAAGTGTATCGGTAATTTTCCAGACTATGAAAACCGTACTTGTGAATATCGCAAAGGCTATTTGGAATTTATTACGAGGTAATTTCTCGGGAATGAGAAAAAACCTTCAAAATATAACAGTCGCGCTCAAGAACGGAATTGTGAAATTGTGGCGAATTTTAAAGGATACGGTTGTCAATGTTGCTAAATCCTTATGGCAGGGCGTTAAAAATAATTTTAATTCTTTGAAGAAATCTGCTACAGATATTATTCAAAATTTAAAAAATTCAGTTATTAAAAAGTGGCGCGGTCTTAAAGACTCTGTGATTAATTTAGCAGTAAAAACTAAAGATGGTGTCGTCAAAGGTTTCAAAGCAATGTACAACAAAGGTGTTGAGTGGTTAGATAAGCTGAAAGGTTTTATCAAAGGCGCTAAAGATGGATTCAAGAAAGTAGCTACAAGTCTTGGTAAAGGTGTCGCTAACGGTGCGATATCTGGACTTAATGCCATGATTGACGGTATTAACACGTTGTCTGATAAGATCATGAATAAAAAACTTATTAAGAAAAAAATTCCTAAGTTATCTACAGGTACTGGTGCAAACCCAAGTGTTCAAACTGATTCTCAAGGTAGATTAAAACATTCTACTAAAGCTATTGTAAACGACAAAGGTATTGGAAATGCCAAGGGTCCTGGTGGGCATAAAGAAATCATTCAACGTAGAAACGGTAAGATGATTCAACCAAAAGGACGTAACAAAGTAGTAAGACTTAGACGTGGTGACGCTGTTCATAACGGTATGCAATCGAAATCATTAAGACCTCATTTATCAACTGGTACTAATCCTGCTAAAGATTTGTTGAAAAAGAAAAAAGACAAACACAAAGGTGATACAGACGGTTCTATTCAAGGTCTTGGCGGTGGAGCTAAAGATGCGTTGGACGCAGTAGGTGGCTCTATCAAAGACGGTGCAGTTGGGTTGAAAGATTGGGCAGTTGATAAAGGTCAAAGCGTCGCAAAAGGTGTTACTGATTTAGGTAAAGCCTTTGGTAAGAAAATCGGCGATGTTATGGATTACGTCAAAAATCCTATAAAATTAGTCAACATGACTATGAAACATTTCGGTGTTGATTTTTCTAAAGTCAATGGCGAAGCTATGGGCGGAACTATGAAATGGGGTTATGAAGGACTTAAAAACGGTCTGAAATCCTTAGTTACTGATTGGTTAACTGAACTCGAAGGTGGAGATGGTGACGCTAGTTGGTTATTAAAACACCCAATGTTACAAGAATTTGGTTTCTACAAAGGTATGACAATGAACGGAACTAACCGACATTGGGGACTTGATTTCGGTATGCCTGTCGGTACATCCGTTAAAGCTGTCACTGCTGGTACAATCACCGACGCATCTTGGTCTCCATATGGTGGAGGTAATCAAGTTGAATTAAAAGAACCTAATGGCAAATGGTTCCAATGGTGGATGCACAACAGCAAATTATCTGTTAAAAAAGGTGATAAAGTTAATGTGGGCGACGAATTAGCTAAATCAGGTAATACAGGATCATCTAACGCTCCACACGTCCACTTCCAACGTATGAAAGGAAGTCCTTCGAATGACACAGCTGTTAATCCTCTTGAATGGCTTAAATCACTAGGTTCAAGTGGTGGGTCAGGTGCTTCATTCGCTAGAAGTACGATTAAAAAAGCTCAAAGTATTTTAGGTGGTAAGTTTAAAGGTAATTATGTTTTAGATAATATGATGAAACTTGCTAAACGTGAATCGAACTATGACTCTAAAGCAGTTAATAATTGGGACAGTAATGCTAAAGCTGGTACACCTTCAAAAGGCTTATTCCAAATGATTGAACCGACGTTCAAATCATGGGCTAAAAAAGGCTATTCAAACTTTAGTAACCCAGTTCATCAAGCTGTTTCAGCGATTAGATATATTAATGGGAAATACGGTTTTGGTGGTTTCCCAAGAGCTGCTGCTTATGCTTATAAAACAGGTGGGGTTATAAACGAAGCTGGAACTTATAACCTTGCCGAAGATGGTCATAGCGAGGTTGTTATTCCGCTTGATCCATCACGTGCAAGTGATGCGATGAAACTTATTACTTATGCACAAAGTAAGGTTAAAGATAAGAAAAATAAACGTCCTAGTCAAATTGGGGGCATTTCTGGTGATAATGACAATACAGAACTATTACTTCAAATGATTGCTAACCAACAGAAACAACTCGATGCTCTCATGCAAATCGCTGAAA